ATCGTCAACTAGAACGTTGCAATAAAAACGAAGACGTGCTCTCCAGCCAGCCTTTGGATCCTTGCGGTGCATCTCTTCTGCCCAGTCACGGCCTTCTGATTCCATTGTGTCTACAGCCTTGCGCTTGTAGTCCTTTGGATTTGTGTGTTCCTTAACAACTAGTGCAAGTCCACGTTCTGCATTATAGTTTGCAGAATCTTCATCCAACTCTTCAATAAATCGGATCTTTACTGATTGTCCATCGGCAAGTTTTAGCCACTTGACCTTTGGTGCATTTTCATCATACTTTGGCTTTTCGAGTAGGGTTTCGATGTTCTTTAGTCCCTTTACAATACTCATATTTTTCTCCTTCGTGTTGTTATATTAGTTTAGCATAGTAGATATAGATTTGTCAAACTGAAACTCAAGTTTCTTTATTTCTTCATCATCCATATCGCCAATGTCTTTATATTTTTTATCAAGTCTGATAACAGTAACTAAAGATCCAAGTTTTTCAATTAACTTATCTTTCATTATGTTTCCAGCCTCATCATTATCTGCAATAAGTACAACGCTTGTGAAGTACTTTTCTAATAACCTAATCTGCGAATTAGATACATTAGCACCCAGAGTAGCAACTGCTGGGAATCCTATTTGGTCTAGCCGAATAGCATCAAAAGATGATTCAACTACATATACTATACCAGATGTCTTTACTCTGTGTAGATTAAATAAAATTTTACCCTTTGGTAATCCTGGTGTATTTTTAAAATCTTTTCCTTCAATAGTTCTTGCAACAAAACCAAGACACATTCCATCTGGAGAATGCATAGGTATGGTTATAGAGTCTTGTTTTTCTGAATAACCAAGAGAAAACTTTGTAAATGAAGAACTGCTAATCTTTCTATATTTAAGATAGTTTTTAGGTTTTTCTGTTGCAAGTAATTGATTATGTAATCTCTTTAAAATTAATTCATCATATGGAACAAACTCTGGTGGTGCAACCAAAGTTTTATTAACTAATTTCTCAATGTCGTGTTCTGTTTCTTTGCTTTTGATATAACGAAGGGCCTCAAAGTATGTTCTACCAGACATGTGCATAATTAATTCTTCTAGATTCTTAGTTGTCTGGCAACCAAAACAAAAAAACAATCCACTATCTTTCGCAACTTCGCCAGCAGGAGTTCTATTATTATTGTGGTATGGACAAAAGATTATAAAGTCATTGCCAAACTCAGCCTCAATATCAATTCCTGATCCCACAAGAACACGTTTAATTTGTTCTTGAGTATAGATATTACTTGTCTTCATAGTCTTTATACCTGTAGTAACCTTTATCAAAGTCTACTTGAACTAAAAAGTCTCCCATAAAGCCATTACGATTCTTACGGAAAACGCATTCAATAATATCACTATTTGTTGCACGACCTAAAGCCATAACCCAGTCAGCATCATATGCAATTTGTCTTGACCATGCTGTTTGTCCTAGTGTTGGAGGGCTGCTTAGATCTTTAACATCATCTGGTGTTGCTGAAGAGATAGCAATGATAGGTACTTCTTCTCCAATAGACATTAATTTAAGTTCTCTTGATAGGTTCTTCATTCGTACCGTTTCAGAATCAGCCTTTTGGTTTGGAGACATAAGTTGCAGGTAGTCAACAACTACAAAATCTGGACGGTACTGATCAATCTTTCCACGGATAACAGAAGGAGTTACTTCTCCACCTGAGTCATTTGAAATAATGTGAAACTCTGGACGACCCTGAACCTTATTAGCATGCCACTTCTTGAGCATATCAATCTCAACTTCACCATTAGATAACTTGCGATGCGACCAAAGTCCTTCACCCATAATAGCAAAAATACGATTACGAACTTCTGTTTCAGACATTTCAAGACTAATGATTAGTGGTGACTTACCTTGTTTCCAAGCCTGTACCGCAAAGTATAAAGCCATCCAAGATTTTCCAATTCCAGGGTATGCAAGGAATACTCCAAGTTGACCTGGCATAATGCCAGAAGGTAGGTAGTTGTCAAACCCTGGAAGATTTGTCTTAATTCCAACCTGCCCAGTTTCTTTTTGTTTCTGAACCATCTCATAGTATGCAACTGCAGACTCTAGATCTGTTGCATCAATATCACGAATGGCTGATGTATTCTTCTTTAACTCTGAAGTCTTAGTGATTAAATGCTCAAGTGCTTCTGTTCCGTTACCGACTTGAACCTCACCTGCTGCATTTCGTAAAATATCTTTTAGACTATCATTTAAATATTCTGTTTGTAATTCTGCTAGATGGTGCTTTGTTGCTCCAATACCTGGAACTGGCTCAAAGTCTCTAAACTTTTCTGTAACTAAATCTGCTGGAGGAAGACACTGATTATTTTCTGAGTATAAGCGAATAAAATTCCAAACATCATTATGAGTCCTAAGCAAGTTCTCAACATTTGCCTGCAATAATACGTGGATTTGTTTATCTTGAAGTACTGCAGAAATTAACTTTGCCTCTGTGTTATTCACTTAACCACTCCTTTGCTAATTTCCTACGCTCTTCACGTTCTTTTTTGTCTTGCTCAACTTCTGCTTTGCCATTAATAATCTTTTCTGCATTATATGCAAAGTAATTCCAAGATGGTTCTTGTGCAATACTAAAGTAATACTCTAGCATGTCATAGCACTGAGCAATGCCATATGACTCTATAAGGCCATCAGCAGCCCACTGCTCAACGTTTAGATTCATGTTGGACTTCTGCTCATACCGCTGCAGGTAAAACTTGTTAAACCTACTGAGCAAAGCCATACGGTCTTTGCGATCAGCCATTACTCGTTAATTTCAGACTTTGCTTCTTGAATCTTTTCAGTTAGTTTGTCTTCAACAAACTTGTATACACGCTCAAATGCCTCTGCTGTGGTTTCTCCATCACGCTTGCTATCTATAATTCCTAGATCAAGTCTAAGTGACTGAAAGTTACCTAGATTAAGCGTATATCCTAATGTTACATTTACTTTTGTTGAATCGTTTTCCATTACCCCACCCATTTCAATAACCTAAATAGACTCACTCCACACTGGAATAAATCGTCCATCTTCTGTCTTCGTATATGTAAGTATACCGTCTCCCATTCGCCTTGTCAACTCTTGGCTAGTAGGAGTCATGTTATTTGTTATTAATTTATCTTTTCTTGGTTGACCAATATGTATAGTTGCCAGTATAGCACAAATATCTCTAACGTGATCTTCTGAGTAATAAGATCTAATCTGCCAACCAGTTTTACCATCAATGCTTGATCCAACTGGTGGTGGAATGATTCCTCGTTTTATTAATCTTGGCATATACTTTCTATGACGATTAACTAACTTAGCAGTCTCAGCAATTGTATATGCTTTTTTTCTATTTCTTTTAAAGTCTGAACGAAGGCACGTCTCTAATCTGTCTTTATTAATATTATAAACAGTTACCATTCCTGTTGATCTAGAACTATGGTGAAGCCTTACCAAGTCTCCATTAAGAAACCATATCTTTTTACCGCCAGGAATTACAGGTTCGTTATTATATGCTTCGCTCTGAATTTTTCCTTTTGCAGTAGCCATTTTCCCTCCGCAGATTCGCTAGGTGGATGATAAAATTTTCTATTTCCACACTTAACACAATATGTTTCTAAGTGGTCTATGTTTGAATGTATTCTATCAACAAACATTTTTCCTTCGCACCTTTTACATGTCATGTTAGTTTGGTACACCAATTGCAATAATGTTAACACCAACAGACGCTGTTCCAGAAGTTCCGTATTTTACAATAAAACTTACATCTGATGCAGATATTTTTGAGATTACAACTGATGTATTTGTTCCTGCACTTGTTCCACTTGTATTTACAACAGATGCCGTAACAATTGGAGGAAACTTAAAGTTAGAATATGAAACTGAATACTCTTTTTCTTGACCTGCGGTTACTACTTCAGCATCTGCAATTCTTTTAAATTTTGCAACAAACTTAGTTTCTGAAGTTTTTAAACTTTTTTTATCTGCACCCACAACATCAACGTCTGTGTAGTTGTATGTTGCATCAGAAACTGAGGTAGATAAATCATTAACAGCCTCAACTAACTGATAGATATAAGTTACATCAAGAGGTTGACCTCTTTCTGGTAGTGGTACTTTTGCCATGTATTTCCTCCTATTAAATTATACCAAAAACTCTGATCCAGAGTCAAAGATACTAAGTGCTTCTTTAATTACTTTTTTAGATGATACCAATTGAACCTTTACTTGTACCGTTGTTGATCCTTCATTTAAAAATGAATATGAATGAACCGACGATGTTCCGTGCCAAAAAAATGGATCTCCATCAAAACTAACAAAAATATCGTATGCTGGATGTAGGTTTTCATCTCCCCAAACTGCTGTAATTATTGTTTGAGTTATTGAAAGTGCCCCACTGGTTCCAGCAACAGAAATTCCATCTACATTATAAACAGGAGACCAATGAGATGTTCTGTTTTTATCTTCAGAAATAATCCTATATCTAAGGTTGTATGCAAGGTTGTCACTATCTACTGGAGGCAAAAATGATTTAGGTATTCTAACTTTTTTTATATTTGCATCAGGCATTATGTTACACCTATAGAAAATCTAAACTCAATGTAGTTATTTGTATTTGGAGATTTAATAATTGTTGTTTCGTCTGCATTTTTAATTACAGAGTATCCTGTTAATCCATATAAAGGATTTACAGTTGAAATATTTTCTAGTCTCATAGCATCTAATGCAATGTAGTAGTCAGATGAGGGTAGAGGTCCACCACTTACTCCAGTATCAAGAACACACGCATAAATTTTAACAACAGTTACTGCGTCCCATGTAAAGTCTTGGCTAGTATAAAGTTCTTGAAGTTGTTTTGAAACTACAAAATATCTATTTGTTGCAAAGTCATATCCATCTACACCGTCTTCAATATCAACTTCAAACCTTGCATAAGTTGTTGGGGATGAACTATCGGTTGCTGCGAAATCTACCAAGATTCTAATTGTATCTGGAAGTGCAACAGAGTCTCCATCTTTATTTACTAAAGAAAATGCAAGCCTTAGTTCGTCTGTTGGTGAGTTTTCTGTAAAATCAACATTTGGTCCTGTTAAATGTATATGGTTTGACCCATCTTCAACAACTATATGATCAACCCCTCCAGATCCACCGCCATCTAGAGTTAAATCTGAATCGTCTCCTGGAATAAAAATTGTATTGTTTAAAAATCTTGCTCGCTCATATCTTTCAAGACGATTTGTTTTATAAAATATTGCGTTATCTGCATTTGTTTGAAAAACACTGTCCTGCGCTATAACATTATCATCTAAAGGATCGTCAAGTGGAGAAGTAATTGTTTCTATGGCTAATGCAGCACTTTCAGTATGATACACCCAAGGTTCTCCCTGAGCAAAAGAAAAGACTGTTTTGCTATCATATGCTCCAGCGGAAGGGTTTGATCCTGCAGAGTATAACCCTACCTCTGTAATTTCGTATCTTTCTTCTGTTGGTAGTTCTGCTGTTAGGACTATCTTATCAATACCGTCTTCATTTACAAAGCCCCTAGAAGAAATAGGAACTCTAAACATCTCAAAGTCTAAATTTTCTTTTGTTGCAAAGTTGTCTGCTACATCTTCGGTTTGTAAAGGTTTTGGACCACACCCAACAGCCAAGTATGACGCATAGGCTGGTGCTTGACCAAGCATATACTTTCCAATAATACTCTTACCCTTGTTAGTTATCATGATACAGTTTCTCCAAAGTTCGCCTCATATATTGTACCATTTATAGAAATTTCAGACTCCACCTGTTCATCATTGTTCATATTAACAGTTTCAATTATTAGATCTCCCGTTGCTTCCTCAATGTACACGTTTACTCCATTTTCTCCATTGCCTTCTTCTGGTACCTTTTCCTCAAACTTTATGGCAAAATTAGCAAAATACTTCTCTGAGGTTTGCTGTAATGACAAAAGGTTATTTGGGTTATAGTTTTGCTGAATTAATCCTAAGTTTTTAATTGGAGAATAAGAAACTCTCTGTCCATTAATAATATCATTTCTAGATATACTTAATAGTTCATGTCCACCAATATCTTCAAAAACAAGATCAATCATTGTCTCTGGTGACATAAAATCATCTTCAAACAAAACTGTGTCAATTGGTGCTGTTTTTGCTGGAGGGCGTACAGGTGCTGGTGGTGGTGAAAAAGTTGGTGTTGGTGGAGTTGGTGTGATTAACGAAGAATTTAAGACTATTGAATCATCTTGACTAAAATTTTTTGATTTTTCTGTAACTTCTTTTGGTGAGTCTATAAAACTAGTACTAGATTTTGAGACAAGAAATTGAGCCATTTGATTATCAAAACCAGCATCTTTTAGTTTGTTTACTGCATCTGCAAATGATGTAGCACCAGACATTGTATTTTGCCAATTTGTACGAGCATCAGATTGAGTAGTCTGAATTATTGGAGTACCCATTTCATTGAAACCAACAAATTTAGTGCCTATGCCTTTTTGAGTTGGGTCAACTGCTCCAAAATCAAATGTATCACCAATGTTTGCTGTTTGAAGAAACTTGTTGTATGCCTCACCGACAGGATTGCCTTTTGAAGTTGGGTCCGTTGGGTCATACTTAGAAGCAGAGATATTTGTATTAGGGTTGTTAGGATCTAATTTATAAAAACGTGGATCAGTTGGATCATTTTTTGACCAATCTATTTTTTCAGCCATTTTACACCTCACTCAAATAGATAGTCATAGATGGTCCATTAAGCGATCTTGAATATTCAATATTATAAATAACAAACCTTGAAGAATCAGAAGCAACTAGATTAAGTCCAGAGGAGTCTTTATAGTTTACGGTTACAATATCTCCAAGTTGAAGTGTTGGTATGCTAAAAATATTAACACCAATAGATTTTTTAGGGACCATGACCTTGTTAATAATCCAGTTCATCATTGCTTCTGCATCATCTTGTGTTTGTATGTATGTACTATCAATGGTAAATTCATTTTTACCATAAGTAAGTCTACTTAGTTTAATCTCGTCATACCGTGCTTTTTCAACTAATGGAGACAAGGTTAGTGTGCTTCCTAGCAATTCTGGATCAGAAAGATTGCTTCTTTTCTTAAAAAACTCATCTACAGTCAATTCGTGTGTTGTGTCTTGAGTAAAAGTAACTCCCTGAATTCTTAAAAAGTTTCCTGTTGTTTCGTCTAAGTTTAACGCTTTGTCGGTTGAATTAAATATTAAAAATTCTGCACCGTAGGAGTCTGCATAAAATCCTGAAGTTGTGTATCCTTTTATATTGTTAAATGTTGGAGATAATTTTGCATAAAGTGCAGGGTATGCACGATCATATTTAATATCAAAATAAGCACATTCTCTCATAATAGAGCCAAACTCTTCAAAATACATATTGTATTTTGGTGGTTGCTGAGAACTTATTCCAGAAAGATAGGTTGACTGAACAATACCACTCATTGCATATTTTCTAAAAGACTCTGTTACATCAATAGATTTATCTCCAAAAACCTGACCAATTGTTTCATTGACTGTAAAAACTGTGTTTTGGCTGTAGTTTTCTGACAAAGCATAAATATTTTCAAACATACACTTAGATGATCCACGCACAAACAAAGCCATATTGTTGTAAGTTGGCAATGGATCTAAGTCATCAACAATTTTAATTAACTGATTATTTATGTAAAGATAAAATCTTCTAGTCTTACCAATGTCTATGTATTCAACTGACAAGTCGTATACCGTTGAATTTTCTTCACCTGAAATTCTTTGTTGACCTGTAAATCTTCCATCATCAACTAAAATTTTTGCAAGACCTCCCCAAAGTTTTACTGGAATTGCATCGTTATTTGAAGAATCTTTTTTAATTTTATAAAACACAACATTGTTAATTGAGATTTCTGATTTATTGTTTTTATCAAGTCTTAAATATGAATTAATGTTGTCTTCTGTTAATGCAATAATTTCAAAATAATAGCCATTGTTGGTTTCTGGATTTAATAAAACAGCAAGCCCTCCTGAACCACCACCAATGCTAACATTTCCATTGGGATTATCTGGACTAGCGTTATAATAAGTTGTACTACCTATTGGAGTTTGAGTTCTTGAAACATTATTTTCAATTTTACCAATAATTCTCATCCTTGTACCAAAGTGCTTATAGGCATTGTCTAATTGCTTATAAACATAAGAAGCAAAGTTTAGTGGCTTTTCAGTTGTTCTAAATGATGGTCCGTTAAAAACTAAAGCAGACGACTGTATGGTTCCAGATTGAGTTGAAGGCAAACTGTTAACGTCTGTTTCTGTTAAATAACTAGTTGACATAAAGTTTTTAATAATACTATTTCTTGTTGACTGTCTTGCAACTGAATTACTAACTCCAGCAGTTCCCACTACTGTTGAAGGCAAAGAAACGTCTTCATCTAGTTGAGTTGTAAACAGTAGTTGAGATTGCATTTCTAGCCCACGAACATATTCGTTGTTTGACCAATAACTATTTATACCAGCAAAGTGAGGAACTATTGGTGTTCCAAATTGACCACGACCATGATCTACAACTGGTCCGTTTTGAAGTCGTGTTATACCGTCAACAGTCTCGTAGTAGGGTGTTGAATAAATTCTAATTGTTCCTGTTGGATATATTTTTCCATTAAAGGGTAAAGAAGCAAAATATTTTTGATATTCTTGATTGCTGCTAATAAAAACATTACCCACACCTGTAATAGAAAACTCTGCAGCATCGTATCTTATAACTTCTCCATTTGAATATAGGTACCCATTATATCTTGTAAGCCAGTAAATATTCTCACCAAGATCTATCAGGTTATTTGTAATCACATTACCAACAACAACTGGGGCAGAACCTACTAAGTCTGAGTTTAAAGGCATTGCTCCTAATACATAGTTTCCTTGCTTTGATGCTTGCTCGTTAATGGTTTTTGTTGATTCTGTACCCGCAACCTCCCACAACAAAGAGGGCTTGTAAATCCAACTTTTTTCTTTATCAACCATTGAAGACTGCCTTATTGATCCGTAAGATCGTTGAATATATCTAGCAGTATAATTAATCTTTCCATCATTATAGATCTTTTTGTCTTGCGATGCAATAGAGATTATATTGGGTAAATTTCCAGAAGTAGCATTTTCTATAACTCCAGTATCTGATTGGTTATTTAATCCAGATATAACAAAATCAACTGGTCTTTGTGTAGCCGTTGGCATAAGATAGTCTTTGCTCATGATAACAAGGTTGTTGTATTCATCAAAAAACATTGCTGTTTGTGTTGATACTGCCAACTGATTTAAAACCTCTGCTACGTTTTGATCTGGTGCAATAAAGAAAAATGGAATTATGGGATCATTTTCTCCTTCAACACGTTTAAAGACGTAGTTACTAAATCCAATATAGTCTAGTAGTAATGATATTCCATAACTTAAAGAGGTTTGAGTTGTTAAAAGTCTTGGCGCAGGCATGGACTCTAAAAAGAAAAAGAAATCTCTTAATTCTAAAGAAAGTGTTGCAGCCGTTACATCTGCTTGAGGTATTCCTTCTGAATAAAGTGTTTTGATTGGAACCGAATACTCATCACCCTCAACATCAAAAATTGATTCGTAAAAACTAAACTTAATATTTTTTCTTATATATTTATAAATTATACTAGAAGTATTGTTTTCGTTAAATGCTTGGTCGTCATCAAACAAAGATAGCCTTCCAGTTGATGCTAGTAATTGTCCTACAGGAAGAGATGTAACTCCAATGTCAGAAAGAATTTTTTTTATTTCAAAGTCAATTACTTTGTCTGAAATATTAACAACTAATCTAGGGGACATTTCAATTAAGTCAAAGGTACAATCAAATTTGTTCATTGTTTCTGCAACAACTCTAATACCACGAACATAAGAAAAGTCTCTGTATGTTATTGAGTTATTTGCATCATTGGTAAAAAAATCTGGACTGGTCAAATCAGTTATTAATTTTGTATTTTTATTTAATACTCCAGACCCCAAGTTCCATCCGTACTCTGGAACAAATGTATCATATACTTGATTTAATCCATTCCAAACATAATACTCTCCACGCTCATTGTCATTTTCAATAACAAGATAGGCGTATCCATCAAATGATCTATCTGGTAGCAATGCGGTAGACGTTAGTCTTTCTGCAAAAATAAATCTAGATGCATACTCTGATGGAATCTTTAGTCCATATTCTAACTCAACATAGCCATCTTCTGGAATAATCGCTGACGAATCTTCTCGTACAGAGTTTTCGTCAAAAGCATATGCATCTATCCAGTTATCGTTATTTAAATATTGAATCTTCCATCTAACTGGCGTTGTTTTATTTTCAGTACCAAAAAGAGGATCGCCTATGCTTTCAGATTGAGTTGTGAATGGACCAAGATCTACAGTTCCAACATTTGTTTGCATCTTTACAACAATTCTATTTGCTGGAACATTTTCTTTATATACTACAAAAGGAACTGCATCATCTATGTAGTTAAGGCCATTAAATATGTTTTTTGCAACTCCCCGCTCAATGTTATTTTCTGTTCTATATGATGACCAATACTTAAACTCATCATATCTTGATGGCATATAATATCTTGGTCTCTCTGCTAATCTTGCTCCAGAGTTTGCTAAGTATCTGTTATTAAAGTATGAGGCTTTATTAATTCCAGAACGTGGCCTGAATGGTTTAACACAATCTTCTAAAGAATAAATCATTTTCATTTTTTCTTTAATTGATGTAAATATTTGCGGGACTCCTGAATTATCAAAACCACCATCTATAACTATGTCTGCATCTGTAGCACCTGTATAATAGTTTCCAATATCTAATTGATCAAAAGTTATAGGAAGTGTTCTATATTGAACATCTGAACCTGTTGGTCTATATCTATAGTTGCCAAGTTTAAATATATTATCTGGCATATTCATGTTCCACTCAGCCAAAACTAATGACTGAAGTTTTATTGTTGAAGATGTTTCTAAGTGTGTCTTTAATGTTTCATTTACAAACATTTAGACCTCTTCCAGCGTTACCGAAATATTCCAGAGGTCATGATTATTTCCACCACGCTTTACAATAGAGTAAGAAAAATCAGCAATATAAACTTGCATAATTTGATTATATTGTGCAAGATGTCCAAATGATGCATTGGTAACTTCTCCATCAACTGGGAAATTTGTATATTTGTCATACGCTAAAAACATCCAGAACGGACCTGTATGGTTTTCATACCAATCAAGAAGTTCTACTCCACCTGCTCCACCATCTGATGTAAACTCACCGTTTGTATTTTTTTCAGGGGATAAACCATCTTCGTCAAAACCTGCATTCTGATAATATCCTCTTGATGGAAGGTTGTTCCAGGAAACAGACATATTTAGTTTATCTGCAATATGATAGGATCTCATACGCCCATTAATAGTTCTCTGACGTTGCTCTATTCTAGTTGGGGTAAAATTTAATTCCCCCCGATTATGGTCAGAAAGAACAATAAATTGATTAATTAAATCTTCATCTGTAGAGGCATCAAAATTACCTTGAACTTCATAGCCATTCGGCACATATACCCCATCAACGAGTGTGCCAGGGTTCTCAGACCATAACAGAGCCTGGGGGCGCTGATACCTACGTCTACCCGTTAAATACGCTGCTGTAGCCATTTAAGCCCTTTGACTCCTTATTCTCTGTGCATCAACATTCTTAATCTCTGTCATAACTGCCCTTGCAATATCTTGAGGGTTTGTGTTAGATCCACCAACATTGATACCTACATTATAATTATACACTGCCGTTGAAGAATTATTTACGTTTGCAGAATTCATACTTGTCATTGGGTTTATTGAAGTACTTGACATTTGTGGATAAGTCTGT